AGGAAACACTAGAATAATCAGAATTTTTTTCTGTATTTTTACAATAATATGTTAAGTCCCAAGCCAATAAATCACTCATATAAGTAAGTAATCTTCGATATGGAGTACTGGTTATTTCAAAAGATTCTGACATTGAAAGCAATTCTTTTTCAGATTGCTTAGGATTTTCTAAAGCCCTTGCAACATTGTCGCTAGTAATCTTTTGGCCAGAACGCAATGTCATATCCTGCATGCGGGAATTCAACATCAAAGGGTTAAATACGCTAGGATATATACCTAAACTTTTAGAATATTCTTGCGCAAACCTTAAAGCTAATTGAACGTCTTCTTCAGAAGATAAAATATCACTATCTTGCACTTCACTTATTTTCTTTTTTGCCAATTATTTATTGCCTCCTTTCATTGAAGATTTAATTCTTTTGTTAGAATTTGTTCTATGTTTTTAAAATCCCAATAAGGAATTTCTATAAGTGGTATATTATTTTTTATACAATAATCCTTTTTTATTTTATCATGTTTCTTTCTAATTATAAAACCTTCTTCTCCACCAAAATGATCAACTGACATGGTGTGCTGAATTCCTTGACATTCGCAAACTACATTGTAATCTATCAAATAAAAATCAAATGGTAAAGCCAATTGATCTCTACAATCATCAAATCTTTTTTGTGGAATAAATGAAATATTATATTTTTCCAAGGTTTTTCTGGCCCTCTTTTCTAAATTACTCTCATTGCATACAGGGCACCCCCTTGCCTCATTTCCAGTTCTTTTACTAACAGAAGAAAAATAACTAGTTAAACAATCTGGACATATCCAATAAAACTTCTTACCACTATGAGCAGCAATATCTTTAGGAATTATCGGATAATTTTTATTAATATCAAATTCTTTAGCAATATCAGGAAATTTATACTCAAGCGAATTGCAATTTCCAACAAATGTGGAATTACAATAGTTACATCCGCCATTCTTCGACAATAAACTAGAAAATATTGTTTCAAATGGTTTTTCTTCTGAAGGGCATTTTAGACATTTAAATTTTAATTTAGACTCTTTACCAATATACTTTTGACCTTCCAATAAATAATATGATTTATTATTTAATTTTATCCAGTTCTCAATATTATGAATTGTAAATGTATTTGATATATCAAATTTGGATGGAGTTGTTCCATTTCTTACAGCAATTATTATACAATCAAAGCTTGAACTATATTTATAACCATCTTTATCTGTAAAATTCATTTTAAAATTATTTCCATACCAAACTTGTCCATAATCTAAAGATAAATTAGAATTATTTAATACTAAATATAAACAAACATTATCAATAGTATATGGATTTTGAATATCAAATTTAGATAATAATGATCCTCTATCTACAACATTGTTTATAAATTTATCTAGAGATGTCTTATATTTATATCCCAGATTATCCTCTAAATAAATATCAGATTTACAATTTATATATATATCATCAATATATAAGTATCCATTACTATTCACAATATCTTGGGCTTCTTTTAATGTATACTTTCTTACACCGGCACATTTCGAACAAATATTTTTACCATATTTAAATTTATTAAACATTCTATTTTCGATATGCCCACAAGAAAACTTTATTTCTAATAAATGATATTGGTTTATATATTCTTTTGATAAAAGTGTGCAATTACTTCCAGAAATATAATTTTTTACATATTCATAAGTTAATTTTTTTGTCATAATTTATCCTCCTATAGACAATCATCCTAATTAAATTTAAGATGGAGAGAAATCGTTTAGGATTACGAGGTTCGGGAGCTACCCTATCTCTCCATTTTTATTTACCAAACTTGTGTTAAACTAGATATAATATCCCAATCATCACTATCATCTGTCTCTCTCAATAATAATTTATCAAATTCTGTTGATATTACATAATTTGCATAACTTATAGCACTATAGCGATCTTTAAAACATCCCGGTTTTTCCACTAATTTAATTTTATCCCCAATTACCTTACGATCTAAGTTTATACATTCAGAAATAAATAAACTGGTTTGTACATAAACTGAAAGAAAAAAAGCATATGACTCACTATCATCGATATTACTAATAAATTCGGGAACATGTTTAATTAAATAATCTTCTCCATCGCCATCATTTATAAGAAATTTCCACAAATGTTTTTGTAAAGATATTCGAAATGAATTTGCTATTTGGCTATTTAAATCAAGGCTAGCAGATATTGGAAAAATCACAGGAATAGCATTTAACCCCCTTGTATGATTATTTCGTAAATCATCTCTGACCTCTTGTTTAACCATACTATATTCCTCGTCAACAACTGTAAACGGAGGAAAAGTTATTTCTCTATCATCACAAATCGTATTCTCACTAAGAGAATCAAAAACTCCTATACCAGCGTTTTGAAGATCAAGACATACAAAATCTGCTTCAAAATCATAAAATATTTCTTTAATTCTTTGTGCCTGTATTCCAACATGCTGCCCCTTATGACTTTCCATGTAAGAAAGATGTCTCTCATAACCTTCTCCTATTATAGGAATCATTCTTATACAACCAATAATAGAATTATCATTTACTTTATTGGCTCTTGTAGCAACATCAACCGTTACTATCCTTATCTCCCCTTCTTCTTTGGGTATGGCATATTTATTTTTTTTAGAATTATATGTCTCTGCCCTTTGTGGATAAAACGCCTTTTTAATATTTCTTGCAAATAATCTTGATGGAAAATAGCTTTTTCCGCTAGATCCACTTGGAATATTGTAATATTCCATTTGAACAGTTATTTCATCTGTATCAGCCATTTCATCTTTTAACATTTTTTCAGTCTTTATACCACTTTTAAGGACGACCAAATGATCAAATGCCAAAAAATTAGCCGTTTCGTCCCCTTCACACACTCGTTTTATGCAAGATTTTACATATGTATACCAATATTCGCTTGAATACCAAGCGCTTGTAATATATGAAATAGTAGCATCTTCTCTTAATGTTACGTCGTCCCTATATTCTGGCTTAGACATATACGGGGGATTTCTAACTTCTAAAAATGGTTTTATTACAGATTCTAGAATTTCCTTTGGTACAAGTCTACTTTCTTCTATAATTATATAATTAGCTCGATTCAAATTTTGTTATCCATAAAGCTTTTTATCTCTATGTTCTTATAGTTTTATTCCTATAAGCTCGGCATATCTTTTCATCCCTTTTTTATAAAAAGGAGTTGCGGGCTCTTGGGCTTATTATTTCAAAACCTATGCTCTGCGTGTGAATGTCAAAACATCCTTCCACTCTGATTAGCATTTCAGCTTTCCAGTTTCTCTCGCAATTCTTTATATGTGTTACCACATATAGAGGCAATCGTATATTCTTTCACCTCTGGCCGATTCCGAACATGGAACCGATTTAATATTACTGCCACAATGGAACTTTACCTCAGATCCATTTGGATTGTTAGTCAAACTTTCTATTTCTCTATTGACATTGGGATGATTACTCCTAAGTTCGTCTATTTTCCCTATAATCAAAGACCCTTGTCTTATTGTTTTTGAAACTGTAATAACTTTAATACCTGGATATAAAACGCAAAGTGTTAAAGCCCATATAGCAATAATAAAGGTTTTACTAGCTGCTCTTGCAGCAACTATATAGGCTAATGTACTTCGCTGTAAACTCCATATCATCATAATTTGAAAAGGATGCAAATATATACCAAAATAGTCTCGAATTAAATAATTAGGATTTCTCCTAAAAAAAGTAACCCAACGTTTCATTCTTTCCTTGCGCTCACCCTCAATTACCGTACTTCTAACCATTGTTTTTGGGCGAATAAAAGAATTTTTAGATTCGAGATTCTTTGTAGCTTGGTTTTTATATGGTCTAGGTGATGTCGCCATCTTCCGCTATCTCACTTTCTACTATATCATCTACATCATCAGGGGTATCAACATTAAAATCCCTACTTTGTGTAACAAAATTTTTTAAAGGCCTAGTAACATATTTTTTATAATAAAAATCTAAATTATCGTAGTCCTTAAAAAGGAGCTTGTCTTTGTAAAAATCTGCTGGATCATTTTCTTCTAATATTTTCGCAAAAGCTGAAAACATAGCCTTTGATTCGCCCGAATTTGCCGCTGAAACCTTAGCTGGATCTAAACTTGCTGTTTTCATCAAATCTTGTAATTCTTTAACTAAAGTTGATGGAGAAACTCCGTTCGATCCTTCTCTTTTCTTACGAATCTCTAATGTTTTATGACAAATTTCTTTTAATAATGTTTCTTCAGCTTTTGTATCACAACGGTGAGTATTTTTCCAATCTGAAAATTCTTTTTCCAAAAATTGATAGTCATCAAAATCTAAATTTTTTCCCCAAAATTGTTCTAAATCATAACTTTCTTCACTATTATCTAAAGGATTCTCTGGAGATAAAAAATAGTTTTGTTCTGTAAAAGTCAAATCCGACCCAATTTTTTCGCTAGAAAACCTTTCTTTAATTGCACCCGCTAATTTTGATTTATAAATTCCAATAACACTATCGGTAGGCTTTCCATTTTCATGAAGTGTTTTCAAATGTAATAATGTCGAATTTACAACTTCTTCATCAAACTTAAGATTAATTTTTCTGCATGTCATCAATAAAGATCTAGGAATGTCGCGCTCTGAACGGTAATAACCATCATAAATATCTTGGCAACAAATTTTGCACACAGAAAAATACCCATTGCGATCCAATTCTACATCCACAGCAACGTAGAAATCTGAATTTTTTTTTACTTTCATACAACGTCTGCAGTAAATCTCGGAAACTTCCACTCCAGTAGAACTTGTTGTTTTTCTTACTTTTCTTTTACTTATCATAACTTCTCCAAAACGCTAAAATTTACACGTTTATTTATATATAAAATTATTTTATTCTAATAATAAATCAGCTAATGTTGAAACTTCTGATCTCTCGTTCTTTTGAAGTGTCACCATCCCAAATAACGGATTCCCTTTAAATTTTTCTATTGCCTTCAATATTCCAGAATTTTTAGAAAAGGTCTCCTTATCCGTTTGCCTAATATCGCCAACCCCTATAATACAACTATTTCGACCACAGCGACTCTGCACTAAGGAAAGCAAATATGGAGAAAAATTTTGGATCTCCTCAATGAAAATTATCGAGCCTT